ACTTTAAGTTTAATGTAATTTCTGCACCAGGACTTATAGATTCAGTTTCTGGTCATACAGCTACAATAGGAAATATTATTTCTCTAGCAGAAAGTAGAGGAGATTGTATTTTTGTATTAGACATAAGAAAATATAACGAAGGAACAGTTGCCAGTGCAGCGGCACAAACTGCTACACTAAATAGCTCATATGCAGCTACATACTGGCCTTGGTTACAAACTAGATCAGCTACAGGTAAGAATGTATGGGCACCGCCTTCATTGTTTATACCTGGAGTATATGCATTTACAGATGGAGCAGATGCACCATGGTTTGCACCAGCAGGACTTGTAAGAGGAGGATTAGTAGGAGTTATTCAAGCTGAAAGAAGATTATCTAGAACAGATAGAGATTCTTTATATAATGCTAAGGTTAACCCAATAGCTTCTTTTCCAGGAACAGGTATAGCAGTATTTGGTCAAAAGACTTTACAAACTAAAGCTTCTGCTTTAGATAGAGTAAATGTAAGAAGATTATTAATCGAACTTAAAGAGTTCTTAGGTAATCAAGCACAAAACTTAGTATTTGAACAAAATACAGTAAACACAAGAAATAAATTTTTAGCAGGAGTTAATCCTTATTTAGATTCTGTAGTTGAAAGACAAGGTCTTTATTCTTATAGAGTAGTAATGGATGACACAAACAATACAGCAGACGTAATAGATAGAAACCAGTTAATAGGTCAGATATTTATTCAACCAGCTAAGACAGCTGAATTTATTGTACTAGACTTCACAGTTGAACCAACAGGTGCAACATTTGGAGCATAAATTTTAAAGTAGATATTTATAATAAATAATTAAAAGTATAAAATGGCAGTATTAGACCCAAATGAAATAATGTTTAAAGCTTTCGAACCGAAAGTACAAAACAGATTCGTCCTATTCATAGATGGTATTCCATCCTTCATGGTTAAGAACGTAGCAGCTCCAAGCTTTACAGATGAAGTCATAAAACTTGACCACATTAACACGTACAGAAAAATACGTGGAAAAAGAGAATGGCAAGATATGGATTTGACATTATACGATCCAATTACACCATCAGGAGCTCAAGCAGTAATGGACTGGGCTAGATTATCATACGAATCAGTAACAGGAAGAGCTGGATATTCAGATTTTTACAAAAAAGACTTAAAGCTTAACATATTAGGTCCTGTTGGAGATATAGTAGGAGAATGGGAAATTAAAGGAGCATTTATTCAAACTGCTAATTTTGGTACTTTCGACTGGTCAAACAGTGAACAAGTAGACCTTACTATGACAGTGTCTATGGATTATTGTGTATTGAACTACTAAGACTACACTTAAATATATATAAGAACCCGGACTTTTCCGGGTTTTTGTTTGTTCCAAAATATTTTATTCGTATATTTATTAGTATAAACAAGTTATAAACAATAAGATTTATGAATCCTAACTTTAAAATCCCTACAGAAACTGTAGAACTACCTTCAAAAGGCCTTTTATACCCAAAAGACTCACCATTAGCAAGCGGTACTATCGAAATGAAGTACATGACAGCTAAAGAAGAAGATATACTGTCTAATACAAACTATATGAGAAAAGGTATAGTATTAGATAAACTAATGCAATCCTTAATAGTTACAGATAATTTTGACTATAACAATTTACTTATAGGAGATAAGAATGCTATTATGATAGCTGCAAGAGTACTTTCTTACGGAAAAGACTATACAGTTAATTACTTAGGAGAAGATATAGTTGTTGATTTAAGTAAATTCGATAACAAAGAAATAGACCCTATAATTGAAGAAGGTAAAAATGAATTTGAATTTAAATTACCTAAAACAGATAATTTAGTTAAATTTAAATTACTAACTCACAAAGATCAAAAAAATATAGATAGTGAGTTAGCAGGACTAAAAAAACTTAATAAAGATGATTCGTCGGGTAGCACTACTAGATTAAAATACTTAATTACAGGTGTTAACGGTACAACTGAACAAAAAGATATCAGAGAGTTCGTAGATAAATATTTACTTGCTTCTGATGCTAGAGCTTTAAGAAGTTTCTATGCAAAAATCCAACCTGATGTAAATATGAAATTTACTTACACAGATGAGGAAGGTGGAGAGGAGGAAGTTGATTTGCCCATTGGGCTCGACTTTTTTTGGCCTGACACCCGAACATAGAAAAAACATATTTTCTCAAATTCACGAAATAGTATTTAACGGTAAAGGAGGTTACTCTTGGACTGAAGTGTATAATATGCCTATATGGTTGAGAAGATTTACCTTTGAAAAAATGAAAGAATTCTATGCTGAAGAAGCAAAAGCACATACTCCAAACGTAACACCAAAGAACCAAACTCTAGGTCCAGATATTAAGCCAAACTATAGCTCTGCAAGGAGTAAAAAGTAATACTTTCCTATTTATAACATATAGATATGGCTACTAAAAAAGAATTACAGGATAATATAGAGCTTTTAAGAGAGGAGAGAAATCTACTTAATGAAGTTTTAAATTTACTTAAGAAGAAAGAATCTACTAATTCTGACCTTAATAAGAGTCAGACAGATGCTAACCGTATACAGAAAGACCTTAATAATCTTATCTCAGATGCAGAAAGATCATATAATAATATAGCTGATGATCTTGATGCCACTAAAAAGATAACAGATCAACTCCTTGCAGCAGAAACAACTCTAGAACAGCTTAAAAATAAAGAAGGAGAGCATTATCTAGCGGTACAAGGATCTGCTGAAATTATTGTAAAGAAAATAAAAGAACAAGTAGAATTTGCTAAAGAACTTGACGGGTACGGTAAGTACTTTGGCTATTTTGCAAAGTTTGTAGATAAGATACCAGGTTTAAGTGCTTTAAAAGGTCCATTTGAAAAAGCTCAAAAAGCATCAAGAAAATTTGCAGAGACAAACAAAAAAGGAGAAAAACCTGTTAGCGGAATAAGAGCAGGACTAGCTGGAGCAAAAACATTGATGAGCCCTACTGGAGGATTAATAGGATTAGCCGGAATACTGGTTAAACTCTTTTTAGGAGCAGATGCAAGAACCACAGCATTAGCTAAAAATTTAGGAATATCTAAAAATAATGCAAGTGAATTATCTAAAATACTAGGTAAGTCCAGCAGACAACTTAATAATCTTTCTATCAACGCTAAGTCATTAGGTGAAGCTTTATCAAACTTAACAACTACATTTGGAGCTAGTATACCAGTATCTGAAGAATTAGTACTAAATCAAGCATTCTTAACTGAATCATTAAAACTATCAGGAGAAGAAGCTAGTAATTTATCATTTCTTTTTTCCGCTTTCGGTGGTTCTGCTACAGCAGCTACCGATAATGTAATAAAGTTAAATAAAAGCCTTTTAAAACAGAATGGATTTTATATTTCTTCAAAAAAACTATTAAAAGAAATAGCTACCACAAGCGCAGAAATACAAGGATACTTTGGTTTCTCTGAAAAAAACTTAGCAAAAGCAGTTTATCAAACAAGAAAATTTGGAATTAGCCTTTCTACTGCAAATGGAATTGCTAGTAGTTTATTAGATTTTGAAACTAGTCTTAGTAATGAATTAAAACTAGAGCTACTTACAAATAAATCTTTAAATTTTGAAAGAGCTAGAGCTTTAGCATTCACCGGTGATATAGCCGGAGCTTCAGCAGCAGTTCTAAAGCAAACACAAAAATTAACAAAAGAACAAAGAAAAAATCCTATTATTCTAAAAGCAGCTGCTGATGCATCTGGTATATCAGTAGAAGAGTTAAATAAGTCTTTTATTATACAGAAAAAGTTAAATATTGGAGCAAAAGAATATACTAAACTTATAAGGAAAGGAACAGACGCAGTAGGATTCGAAAGAGCTCAACAGTTATTGATGACAACAAAAACAAGAGAAGAATATGCGAATACTTTAAGCATACAGGAAAAGTTTTCAAAGGTTATGACAAGAGTAACAGAATCATTTGAAGACCTGGTTAACGATGGATATATAAATGCTCTTGTAGACGGAATTGCTGCTTTTGTTACAGCTCTCGGACAAGGTAAAGGTTTCTTTGGTGCTAAAAGAGCAGCAAGTAGAGCTATTGACGCAACCAATGCTGAAAATAGAAATCAAGGCAGCGGAGAATACGATGATTTTACTATCAGAGCTAATCCAAAAGATACTTTAGTAATGGCAGGAGGTACAAAGTTAGGGAGTGAAACTAACGTACTACTTAAAGAATTAATAACCGCTGTTAAAACAGGCGGTGATGTATATATAGACGGTGCTAAAGTAGGTTCATCGTTAGTGATGGCTAAAACTAAGTTATCATAACTATTTATTAAAAACACAATAGAATGGGAATACACGATAATCAATTGACAAAGACTAATTTAGGACTTAAAGGTAAAACACCTAAAGTTCAGCGAAATATTGCTGCTAAGACTGTGCTAAAAGCAAGTAAATTTGACCTAGACGGTAAAACACCAGACAAATATATCGATAATATAGTAAAATAGTGAGTATTATAAAGAGCTACATAGAAGGTAACGCTACTAAACTTAATGCGTTAAAGTATAATGGATCATCTCCAATTATTACTAAAGAGATACCTACTACTGTAGATCAAAAAGGTCATAACTCTAATCAAATAACAGCCAGAATAGATGATTTGACTAGATTTACAAAGCTTTTTACTAAACCTCAAGGTTTAAAGTACTTAACAAATGATGCTCTGCTGTCTAAGGTTGGTAATGAAAGTAAATATAAAAATAAGACATTTGTCGGTAAAATATTAGCTAAGGTAAAAGATAAAGCTGTATCAGCTGTTAAACTTACAGCATCTACATTAGCTCAAGTACCTGTTAACGGTACAGGAACACATTTTGTTAGAGGATTTAACGGTAAAACATATAAAGGACCAGATAGTATTCCTTTCCAGCTAGGTGAAAAAGATATTGGTAGGTTTGAAGATTATAAAAAGTTTAAGACTATATTACCCGCTCCTAAATCACAAAATGATATAGAGAACATTGCTACCGATGTGGTTAGTAATTTTGGACTTCCTAAAACACTATCTGTAGCAGAAGAAAAAGTTGATTTTTACTCTAGTTACTTTACAAACCCTACAAAAGCTCAAAAAGACACTTTAAATAGTATACCACCGGTTAAAGACTCCACCGCTTTAACTTTTGGAGAAAGTAAAGATATAATAAATTTTAACTTTAAAATATTAGGATCAGAAGAAGAATCACAACCGGTTACCTTATATTTTAGAGCTCTATTGGAATCATTTGATGATAATTACGGGGGTAATTGGAACTCAACTCAATATATAGGTAGAGCAGAACCTTTTAGTACTTATCAAGGATTCAATAGAAGTATTAACCTTTCTTTTAAAATAGCAGCTATGACCAGAGCTGAGATGAATCCCTTATACCAAAAAATTCTACACTTAGCTTCTACTACAGCACCAACGTACTCTCAAGATGGTTTCATGAGAGGTACTATTACAAAAGTAACAGTAGGAGATTACCTTGTAAATCAACCAGGATTTATTTCTTCGGTTAATTACAGTTGGGATAAAAGCTATCAATGGGAAATAAAATTAAAAGATTCTGCAGAAGCACAAGGAGTTGATGAAGATGTTCAACAGCTACCTATGATATTAGACGTCAATTTACAGTTTGAACCTATACATACTTTTGCTCCTCAAACTGGGAACCAACCTTACTTTACTAACCCCGTAGAGGATTCGTTCGTAGAGGAAAGTGTTGATAATAAGCCCCCTAAAGAAGCTCCGTCACAAACTTTTGATGATGCATTTAATGCACAAACACGTAATTTAGAATCTAAAGGAAAATCTAGAAGACAGCAAAAGCGATTGAATAGAAAAAAGAATAACGGTAGGATATCTTACGATGAATGGACAAGAAAAACTCTTGATATATGAGAAGATACGAGAAAATAGGAATGAGAGTTGATAAAGAGAATAGAAAGTACTACTCTAATAGTATATACCCTACTATACCTGAAACTGAAGATGATATATACGTTATAGCTACTGAAGGAGACAGATATGATAAATTAGCTTTACAGTTCTATAATGATTCTTCCTTATGGTGGATAATTGCCTCCTCAAATAACGGAGAAAGAGCTGGCTTAATACCCACACCTGGTCTACAGTTACGTATACCAGCTGATAAAAGTTTAGCATTAAAATTATATAGAGAAATAAACAAATCAAGATAAGATGTCTATAAGTTGGAAACCCACCCAGACTATTAATACACCTTTGTCTAAAGAAGTTATACAGCAATTTGACACTAGGAGAGAAATCCTCAGTAAAACAAATAGCATAACAGACGATGAATTAAAATTTTTACATTCTAACACAGGATGGATTAAAGTATCTTCTGGTGTTGATGAGCTAATAAAAGAAGGTAGTGATCAACAGCCTAGTATTAATTCTCTAGCAAAAGAGAATATTCTATTTGGAGGTACATTTGATGCAGATAAGGGGATTAAACAGGGAATACTTTCAGATAACAGTTCATACAATTTTAGTGAACAATACGGATATAGACCCATGGCCGGTATAACATCATTCAGTATTGTTAATCTAGATACACACGGTGCTATTAGAAAAGCTACAATTGATTTTTCAGTAAATTCTCTAGAAGATTTAACTAAATTCGAAAAGCTATACCTTAGACCCGGGTTTACAGTTATGTTAGAATTTGGTCATTCAATTTCTCTAAAGCTTCCTTATGATAACGGTCCTTACTATTTTCAAAACATTGTAGACTATTACGATAATTTTTTCGATAACATTGACATTAAAGCACCTACTGTAACTAGAAAAGAAAATGAAAGTGAAGAAGATTATCAAAACAGAAAAATACAAGCTAAAAATAACAGTAGATTAAATCAAATAGAAAGCGAAATTAAAAAACTAAGAAAAGACTCAGGGTATAACTACGATGCTATGTTTGGTAGAATATCTAATTTTAACTGGACATACAATGTAGACACTACGTATAATTGTAGCTTTGATGTAATGGGGTACGGTTCGGTTATAGAATCGTTATCTGCTCTTTCCTCTGAGACAATTGCTGGATCTGAAAAAGAATCTAGTGATGCTAATACATCCATTGGTAATAAGTTCAATAGTATATTAGATTTCGGAGTTGAAACGGATCCTTTTTTAGATATTCAAGTAACTACTGAAAATGAAGACTTTATTGGACCCAGAAATCAAACAACATCAGATACAGAAACACCAGATCGAAATGCTAGAATAGCTGCTGTAACACATTTTGCTTGTGAAGATGATTCAGAAGGAAATATAAGATACAGTAAAGAAGAAGACGGACAATTTGATAAAGAAGAATTAGACGGTATTAAATACCTACAGGTAGGAGATGTATTTGAATTCGTTAATACTAATAAAGATAAAAGGTATAATAAAGCTATACAAAATTATGAATCTTCAGAAAATTATAATTTTGTCATAGTAAATGTAAATAAAGGAGATGAAGTAGTAAGAGGGTATAAAAAAACAGTATTATTTGGTGGTTTTTCTAATACATTAAACATAGAATCTAACAACCAACCTTCACAGCAACCATCATTTCCTTTTATAGCCCTTAAGATAGAAAATGATAACAAGATAAAGAAAATCGGTAGGATATCAATCACAGAAGAATCAAAAAAATACCTAAATGAAACTTACGGAACTAACACTGCAGCTCCTGTAACCGGAAACACAGCTCCAGTTGAAGAAGAAAAAGCTATTGATTTATCAAAATTTACTGAAAAACAAGCACCGGTAGTTAAAGACCTTATAGCTAAAGGTTACAAACAGTATAATGGACCAGCACTGCCTAATATGAAAACACAAGATAAAGATCAAGGTCTAGTAGCTTTTACTAAACCTGTAACCTTAGGTAGAACAAATGTAGTTAGGATATTATCAAATGGAAAAAGTACAGATTATAATGTAACTGAAGAAGTAAAATAAAAAATGAGCGTAGAAATTAAAAACCTTTTAGGATCCGTATACACCGTAAACAGTATGCCAACCGGTGGTTCAAAAGCATTAAAGTACACCACTATAGGTAGATTGCTTTACTGGATAAACGAATCCTTTATGCTTAAAGACGGTGATGGTAAGGTTGTACATGAGTTTTACGTTGGGAAGCATGATTACAAATGTAAACCACAGGATAACAGAAAAGGATATAAAATAGAAACTCCATTTTTAACTTTTGAACATCATTTCTGTACAGCAGTAGAAAGATTTATTTTACCTAAACTAGGAGACAACAGAACCAATCCTTTCTTTATAAAGTATGCTTCCGATGATACTATACGTGAGTTAATATTTGGAGACGGAAGTGATATTTTAGATATTTTAATTAACCTTCACTACATACAATCAAAATTTGAAAGCAATATAGCAGGTGTAGAGGAAACTAGTATTAACATATACGATTTAGTTAAAGAAATACTTGAAGACTTAAATAACGACTTAGGTTATATAAATGAATTCGACATACACCTTAAAGATAGCAATACATACTATATTATAGATAGAAAAGTAACACCAGGTTACAAAGATTTAGAAAATACTATTATTGATCTAGTAGGACTTGGTTCGACAGCTACTAATATAAATCTTACAAGTAACCTAACAAATGAGACTGCCATGTTCTCCGTAATTTCAGCAGCAACTCTTAAATCAGACGTACCAGTTGAAAACTCTGCTATGATGTCTTGGAATAAAGGTTTACAGGATAGGTTTATAAAAGAAAAATTTGTTAACTCTAATCCGGATGGAAGATTAAAAGCATTGGAAGATAAAGTAATAGCTCTTCAAGGATATTGCTACTACATTAATAAAGACTTACAAAGACTACCAGAAATAGCCGCAGTTAGTTTAGAATCGTCACATAAAGCTGTTATGACTGAATTAGTTGCTGAAAAATCATACTTGGCTAAAGTATCACCTCCCGGTATTATACCAGTTCAACTTAGCTTCGAAATATTAGGCATATCAGGTATAAATGTTGGACAAAGTTTTATCTTGGAAAAAGGGATTTTACCTACTAGCTATGAAGGTAGAGCTGGATTTATTGTAGGAGGAGTTTCTCATAAAGTTGCAAATAATAGATGGTCAACAGAGATAGTGGGGTACATGGTAATGATTGATAATGCAATAAGACTAACTAAAGAAGGTAGACCTACCATTATTGATATACTAAGTGGCGATAGAGTAGGACTAGAAGTAGCAAAATTAAATGAAGAATCTAGAGCAGCAGCAGCAATTAAATCTGCTGAAGTTGATGAAAACACAGACGACAGGTCGTTCTTTAATGAATTAGCAAAAAAAGCAGTAGAACAAACAAAAGATGACTTTACTCCTAAATGGGAAGGCTTTCGAGCATCTAATGATGAAGAAGGAAAAAGTGGAGGAAAACTTATTGAGTATTATAATCAAACAAAAAGTAGAAAAGGTATTCTTCACCCCGATTTAATCTCTGTAATAAATGCAGCAACAAATGCAGCAAATAAGGCAATAGATTACCATAACTCGTACTCTATAAAAACTATAAGTATAAACGCTGGAGGCCAAATTTCTATGGCTACCTTAAATAAGTACGGGGTTACTAATAGTGAGTCTATTAATAGAGTTCGTTATTCTAATAGTAAAGCTACCATTAACCACGATAACGGTTATGCAGCAGATATTACATTAAATGGTTCAAGACTCCCAAAAACAATTGGAACTGGAAATTCTTTAAACAAAACCGTCACTCTACAGTTTATTAAGTCTTTCTTTGAAATTGCAGCCTCTAGAGGGTATGTTCCTAGAATAGGAGTAGGGTATATGGGCCACGAACTTATACATGTAGGATTCTTTAAAAAACAAACTATTAGAGGAGGAACAGCAGCTAATATATTTGGAGGTAAAAAAGGTGATGAACCTAAATTTGATAATCTAAAAAATCTAGCATACGGAAAAGAATTACAAGACTTTTATATAAAAATGTACGACCAAAATCAAGCCTCAGGAGGATTTGCAAATAATTTTTCAACAAGTAATAAATCAATCATAGCAAGAGGAAGCGCAACATAAAATGTATTTACCAAAATCAAAATATAAAGTACTCAAATCATCTGGAAATCTATCACTTGCTAACGGTGAAAGATACTCAGGCAGTTATATAGAAACTTACGATGGAAAGTATTTTACCGGTAAAGTATTAAATAATAAGTCAAAACCACTAGTAAAGATAGACCTTTATTCCGATAACGAACCAAACCCTTCACCAGGTTTACGTTTTTTAAACGATTTAATTTTACCAACTGATAAAGATATAGCTAGAGGTAAATTTAAGAGATTTTTTGTACAGGATAAACGTAATAAAGCTATAATAGAGGTTAAGGTAAGAAAGTATTTACAGTTTCAAAAAGTTAACTACACAAATACTATTGTAATAGATTGGATTCTTAAAGGACCAGTTGAAGATATAACTAAAAGTTCTTATATACAATTTGGAGCTAAATCAGTAAATAAAGAAACTGTACTAAAGGCATCTAAGAAGATAAAAGAATTACCCCAAATAATAAATAACTACGGACAGTTTGTAGTTTAAGAAATATATCTTATCTTTAAGTAAAGGTTATAAGTATGTTCTATATTATTGAAACTGATACTCAGTTAGATAGATTACAAGCTCTAGGTAGATTAGGAGGGTATGTTGATATTATTCCTACTAATACTTATTACCATCCAAAACTTACTTCAACTGTAGCAGTTTATTTGAGACCGGTTAATTCTAAGCATGGATTTATAATTCCTATCGATCATGACGAAGGTCTTAACGTAGATAAAGAGCGTGTCTACGAATTACTAAAAGCTTTCACTACACTTTATACATTAGATAAGAAATACTTGCTATATCACTTTAATCTACAAGGAGCTATAGACTTATCACTACTTTATTCAATGGTTAAGTTTGATAAATTAGAGTATTCTAGAGATTTTTCGTATATAAATACTTTCTATAATAAATTTAAAGATAATATCATTACTAATAAACTTATACCTATATCTAAACTCTATCAAGCAAGTGAAGAGATATACTATAAAGTAAAAGATGTAATTGAATATAACATACCAAGTGGTTTTGACTTTTATAACAAGACTGCTACCAATGTATTTTTTCTCTTAGAGCAATCTGGTATAGGAATACATAAAGAACAATTTGAAGAGATGTTTACTCCTCGTGATTCCAATTATAATATAGTAGACGATATAACTTATAGTTACTATAACCTATATAACATTACTTCTCGACCTACTAATGCATTTAACTCAGTTAACTACGCAGCTATCCCTAAAACAGATAAACATAGATCGAGTTTTAAACCTCAAAACGACTTTTTTGTAGAGTTTGACTTTGATGGTTACCACGTTAGGTTACTTTGCGAACAATTAGGTTATGAACTTACTGACGAATCCGCTCATATGCAACTTGCAAAGAAGTACTTTAAGAAATCAGTCATTGGAGACGATGAATATTCGAAAGCTAAGCAAATAAACTTTCATGCTTTGTACGGAAGAATACCTGAAGAATATAAAGATGTAGATATCTTTGTTAAGATTCAAGAATTTATTAACTCCTTGTGGATCAAGTACGAAGCACTTGGAGAAGTATACAACCCAGTTTCAGATAAACCTTTCACAGAAGAGCTCAAGGATATGAATCCTCAAAAGCTTATGAACTATCTTATGCAATCGTTGGAAACTTCAAGAAATATTCTTATATTGAAAGAAGTATTAAGATACTTACAAAATAAAAAAACTAAAGTAGTACTATATACTTACGATTCTTTACTTTTTGACTTTAGCAAAGAAGACGGAAAAAATACGTTAACAGAATTACAAAATATACTAGAATCTGGGAAAAAATACCCAGTCAAATTTAAATACTCGAAAGATTTATGTTTGTGAAACACTTTAATATTTATAACAAATGACAATGGTTACAGAAAGTAGGTTCGATTATGATATCGACCCAGTTAACTTAAATGAAGATATGAGTAATAAATTATTCTGTACT